GTATTCCATGTATCGAAGGAAAACCGCGTAAACCTCTCAATATAAAAAAATGAAATTATTTAGCAAATGCGACAAGTGTCATAAACGAAGCCTATTCATAAGATACTGGACTTTCAACATGCCCTACCAAAAGACAACCATGAAATCAAAGTCAATGTACTGCATGAAGTGCGCCTATGAATTAAAGAAAGGGTTTGATATGATGAAGAAATCTAATGAGCAACAGCCTAACTAAAAAAGAAAAAGGCTTTGTACAAGACTATGTAAAAACAGGGAATGGTACTCTTGCGGCTAGTAATAACTATGATGTAAAAGACGATAATTCTGCCGCAGTTATAGCTAGTAAGGGGTTAAGAAAAGCTAAGATACAGAAAGCTATAAAGTCAATAGCTGAACAAATACCAGATAGACTATTAGTTGAAGTTCATAATGAAGGCCTACAAGCAAGTAAAAAGGTATTTAAGAACAATAATGAAAGTGGGGAAATAGAAGAAGTTAGCGAAGAACCTGATTACGCAGTGCGTCATAAATATCTTGATAGTGCATATAAACTGAAGGGAACATACGCCCCAGAGAAAACCGAAAATAAAACCGTAGTAAACGTAGTCAGTCCTGAATCACTAGCCTTAGCAAAAGAATATGAAGAAAAGTTAAAGAAGAAACTATGATATGCTCCTCGAACAAATCTCAATCATTGCCTTCATCGTCAATAACGGAATAAGGACTGAAACGGGTGAACCATTGGAGTTTCACACCCACCGTTACCTGTACGACATTTACCGTGATAACTCAAAGTATCTTTGCAGTATCAAAGCGGGACAGATAGGCTTCTCGCAGATGGCCATTCTCAAGACGTTGTGGATGGCGAAGAACAGAAAACTTAATGTGGGCTACATACTTCCGACTGTCGAGATGGTGCAGAAGTTTGTTGGTTCAAAGGTCAATCCGATGGCTACACAGAATCCTGTGCTTCTCGATTGGATGAAAGACAAGGATAGCGTGACCCAGAAACAGGTAGGTGAATCCTTTATCCATTACCTTGGAGCGCAGACGGAACGCAGTGCTATCATGCTCTCACTGGACATGCTCGTTGCTGACGAATACGACAAAGCACCACAGAATATATTGGAAACGTATGATAGTCGATTACAACATTCCAAGTTTGGTTACAAATGGGTGTTCTCCAACCCAACATCACCAGACTTCGGTGTAGACAAATACTGGAGAATATCAGACCAGAAGAAATGGCACGTTACGCATTCCTGCAAAGAAGTAGTATTATTGGACGAATCAACAATCAATTATGAAAAAGAAATCTTTGAGTGTCCGAAATGCAAGAAAGAAATCACTGACGAAGAACGGAGGACAGGCGAGTGGATTGCAACATCGAAAGGCGAATGGTCAGGATACTGGATACCACTTTGGATTAACCCACAGAAGTCAGCCAAAGACATCAAAGCACTTAAACAAAACAAGACGGCAGAATACTTCGCCAATTTCGTTGCAGGATTACCTTATATCGGTTCTGGTAATAAAGTGTCAGCACAAACAATCATCCAGTGTCTCCAATCGAAAACAAATGACCAAGCGGACAGACCCATTATTGGTGTCGATACGGGTGTTCCATACCATTTCGTAGTGGCAAACAAAAAAGGATATTTCTATTATGGAAAATTATCAGACCCAAGTACAGGCAGAGACCCTGCTAAAGAACTGGAAGGCCTATTAGCCCGTTGGCCATCATCAATCATCGTTTCAGACGCCAATGGCGACCTTACGCCTATCAGACTATTACGACAGAAATATCCAGGTAGAGTATTCATGTGCTTTTATCGTATACTCAAGAACACGGGAGAAGTGGTAGAATGGGGAACAGGAGACAAGTATGGCGAGGTGTCAGTCAATCGCAATAAGGCCATCCAACAATTCATTGACGAGATGACGGAGAAGCGACACACGTTCAACGGAACTGAATCGGACTGGCACGACTACATAACTCATTGGCTTAACATCTACCGTGAGTGGGAGTATGATGATAGCGGTCTCGTCAATCGTGAGAAAGGTTTTAAGTGGGAACGTAATGGAGCAGACCATTGGGTACATGCAACCATATATGCTCGCGTAGGTTTGGAGAAGTTTCAAGAGCAGATGGCACAAGTAGTCGGCGACAGTTTGCTCGACAGTATCCCTGTGGGAACGATGGGCAATGAAACGATGAAGGAGTGGGACGCTTTGAATGAGTATAATAAAAAATGGTTTTAATATGACTGAACCAACAACAGCAATCTATATGACTATCATGGAACAAGAGCAATACGTTCGCATGATGAAGTATTACAATGTGGTCATAGAACTGGACAGGATTGATTTCTATAGCATGAAGAATTGCAGGGTGGAAATAAACAAAGACAGGGACGGTAACTTATCAGCGGTGAATTATACTATCCACAAGCAGTTGCGTTGACAGATTGAAAGTGGTAGTATTTGGATAACTTAATATAAGACTAACCCTTACGGGCATACGCAAGTGTGCCTATTTTTATGGTATCAAAACAAACCAAAAGAAAAGCATTAACAATTAAAAAGATAGCGGAAGATTCCAACCCCAAACGTATGGACAACAAACCCCATGCCAAAGAGGGAACGTACGGAATTAACCTTAACACCAGAGCTTTAAGCTCATAATTTAATAAATAAAATGGCATTAGAAAAAATAAACACAAATAGAGCAGACCCGTTATATTACAGCAAAAAAACTGGAAAATATAAAGCAGATTTAAGTCGTTTTGGTTTATCCAAGAAAGTCACCGAAGATTCAATAACACCATCAGTAAAATCAATAAGGCGACATCAAATGTCAAAAAAAGAAGCGTTAGCTAAAGCTAAAAAATAAACCATGTCTGTAGATTCAAAGAGCGACCCATTTGCGTTGTCCATATCTGGTGTGAGAAATCTCATCGAGAGTGGCATCAACAAAGTCAAAGGTCAAGGTGCAAATCTTGATGGTGAAGGCGTGGAAGGTGAGAAGATAGACATACTCTCACTTGATATGTCTGATGATGAGCTATTTCGTTTGGCCAAGAAGTGGGAACTGAAATACTCCGACTACGAGCCGAAGATTAAACTGCGCCAAGAGGCCAATAAAGCCTTTTATCTAGGCCAACAGAAACTGGGCAACCCCGCAGGAGTAGACGACAGCTCCGCAATCACCGCTAACCTCATTTTTGAGGCAATGGAGACATTCCTACCGGCCGCCCTCTCAAAGAACCCCGAACCTGTAGTGTGGTCTGATAACTCTCCTATGGGCAATGAGATAGCGGATAATGTAAAGACCATGTTGCAGTACCATGCAGACCAACTGGCTCTGCGGTCTAAACTGTCATTGATGACCCGCAAGTGGGCATTGGACTTTCTCGGAGTATTGAAACACGGCTGGAATAACGACTTACAAGAGATTAAGACTGAAATCAGGGACGCCAAGAACTTTGTCTTTGACCCAGAGGGTTATGTAGACGTGTATGGAGACTTTACCTCATGGATGGGAGAAAAGATTACCGTCAAGGCGGAGAAGTTGATTGAGATGTTTCCTAAAAAGAAAGATGTCATTATCCTCATCGTGGACGGCAAACTCGGTACTGAAGTAACTTACACGGAATGGTGGACTGACGAATACACTTTTTACACGTTGAAAGACACGATACTTGATAAGCACAAGAACCCCCATTTCAATTACTCACAGGACGGACAGGAGGAGGAAAAAGACGAGGCCACAGGAGCTATAACGAAACAGGCCATCGAGGAGATACAGGGCAAGAACCATTTTGCCCATCCCATCAAGCCGTACACGTTCCTATCGGTCTTCAATCTTCAGACACAGCCACATGACGTTACCGGCCTTATCGAACAGAACATACCCAACCAGCGTCTGATCACCCGACGCACGGAACAGCTGGACTTCAACCTTTCACGGGCAAACAACTCAACCGTATTTTCGGGAGAAAACTTCAATCAACAGACGGCCAAACAAGCGGCCACGGGCTGGACTAAAGGACACCCTATTCTTGTCCCTGCTGGTAGACCGATACAAGAAGCCATCATGGACTTCCCGCCGCCAACAGTGCCCGATAGTTTCTTTAAGGAGCTTGAAACAAACAAGGACAATCTACGCTCAATCTTCGGCGTACAGGGAATAACCGCACAAGAGCCGACTGACAACACGACGGCTCGAGGAATGATACTCAATCAGCAGTACGACAACTCCCGCATCGGCGGCGGCATTGGAGACAAACTGGAAATGATTGCCCGCACGGTATTCAACTGGTGGGTACAGCTCTACTATGTCTACTATGATGAACAGCATTTCGCTTCCGTCATTGGTCAATTAAAGGCAACCGAGTATATCCAACTATCCTCACAAAACCTTACTGCACGACTCATCGTTTCGGTCTCGCCTGACAGCATGAAGCCTCACGATGAAATAACCGAGATGAATCAGGCTATGGAACTCATGCAAGGCGGACTACTCGACCCACAGACGTTTTTCACCAGAATTAACTTTCCCAATCCAAAGGAAACAGCGGGACAATATATGCTTTACAAGCTACAGCCCCAGGTTTATTTTCAGCTTAATTTTCCGGAAGAGTTCCAGGCCGCTCAACAGGTAGTTATGCAACAGCAACAGGCACAGATGGCCGCTCAAGGCGGAGCACCACAGCCACAGGGTGGAGGAGGAGCACCGCCCATGCCACCGCAACCGCCAGGTAGCACGGGTGGCGTACCAGCCAATCCAAGTTTAGCAAGTGTCCCTTTACCAAAATAAATTATTAGTGTTATAATAAACAAAAACAATATGTCACACAAGTTAAATAATCCTTATAACCACCCCATGTTAAAGGGTTTCAAGGCTAAAACGGGAACTCTTGAAGAGAAGTTGGCCTATATCCGCAACAGCAAAAAGAATCCAGAAAATGTTGCTAAACTGGATGCATTAAAAGCTAAGAAAAAATATCAAGCATGAGAATAGAAGCAAGAGAACTTAAAAGATAAAGAAGTTAATCAATAACAAACATGGAACCAACAAAAACTGCATATACAAGTATTGCGAAGAATAATAAACTAACCGCTTTACAGAAAAAGAAGTTAAAGAAAATGTCTACTGGAGAGAAAGTCTATAGCTCTCATGAAGACCACATGGACGCAATGCACAAACAATTAGGAATAGGTAAGTATCGAAATCAATAACATGCCACTCACACACAAAGGAAAGGAGATTGAACACGCAATGGAAAAGGAGTATGGAAAAAAAAAGGGCGAGTCTGTATTCTATGCAAGCAAAAACAAAGGCACTATCAAAGGCGTAGAAGGGAAAAAGAAAGCATTATCAGATAAAAAGAAATAGCTATGGACTTATTCAAAGACATCAAAAAGTCAGGCAATGAAAAGCTCAAACATGAAGCTAAGCACGAGTTGTCAGAGCTTGGTGGTGAAAAGAAAGCCGAAGCCTATGAAAAGAAAGTAAAGAAGTCCAAGAAGGAAGCATTGGAAAAGAAGAAGAAAGGCGGACGGGAGTAGTTGACACGGTTTTGATTAGTGGTAGTATTGTAGACAAACCTCATAAAGATTATCCCTTACGGGCACACATTGAAAAATGCGTGTCCGTATTTTTTATGAGCATTATTAACGGTTGTAAAGCTTTCCAGGAATCCATAACAAAAAGCTTGAACTAAGCCTATTGCAAAATAGCAAAACTATGGACAAAACAAACAATGCAGAAGTAGACTTCCTGCAAAATCTGAAGTCAGACGACATTAAGATAAGCGACAACGACGATATTCTCGGAGGAGAGGTGAAGACGGAACCAAAGCCTGAAAAGGTGGAGGACGACGATTCGCCCCGAAACCGCAGAGAACGTAGATTCGTCAGGGAGATGGAGGAAGTCAGAGCCAAAGCCCAGGAAGACCGTGAGGCGAGAATTAAGGCTGAAGAAAGAGCCGCCGCTATCATGGAACTTGGAAATCGTGCCTCGTCTTCTACCGACCCCGATGAAGTCAAGTTCTACGGAGACACACCAGAGGGCAAGTTCGCCAAAGCTTTCATGGAGAAGAAACTCAAGGAAGTGGAGGAACGGGCTTACTCCCGTGCCATAGGTGAAATCCAAAAAGAGAGGGACGAAGTAGCCCAAGAGGAAGCCAAAGATTCCCAGACCATTGACCAGGGCATATCCGCCGTTGAACAGGAGTTTGACGTGGACTTGTCAGGCGATACGAAAGAATCTCTGAAACTCCGCAACGGGTACATAGACTTTCTTGAGAAATTGACAACCAACGATTTCCCCGATTTCGTGTCCTCATTTGAGATATATCAGCAAATCAACAAGAAGCAACCGAACGAAAACACCCAGCGTCAGAAAGCTCTCGCAGATAGGAGCATGACCTCATCTGGCAATACAGGTGCGCCGCAACAGCCAAAGTTTAGAAGCGGCAGGGATTACATAGACTATCTGCAACACATTAACAGCTAACATTATTAACGTTAACATTTAGTATTGAAAGTGTACTTTGAAATTGGTATAATGTGGTTATGATTAAGGCACGAAATAAAGGAGCTGGGCAGAAAAAAGGACATATAGTAAGCCCAGAAACTAGACTCAAGATTAAGATTGCTAATACAGGCAAAAAAAGGACTTTGGAAGTAAGAAGAAAACTTAGCGATATAAAGATAAAAAGCTATGATTCTCAACTTCCCCCTGAAATCTTTATTGAAAATGAGTCAACAAGCGCTAGAAGAAAAAGAGTTAGACGGTGGAGGATTAAGATAAACGGAGGATTTCATTCTCTTGGAGAATGGGAAACCGTAAAAGCTCAATTCAACTGGTCTTGTCCATCATGCTCTAAGTCAGAACCAGAAATAACATTAACGCGTGACCACATTATACCCATTTCAAAGGGTGGTACAGACAACATTGAAAACATACAACCATTATGTCGTAAATGTAACACTCTGAAATCCACAAGCACCATAACGTACTAGACTTAAATTTATCGGACCAAATAACCTTATACAGACAACGACAAACCAGTATCTTGCCCCCGAGTGGCAAGACCAGGTTCTCCGAGATAACCTTTTTTTCGGTAAGATTCTGTCAAAAGTAAAACGGTGGAAAGGTTCACAGATGCTATTCCCAATTAAGTACCAGAAGGGCATCGCATCCGTTCCTTTCTCCGGCTTCGACGTTCTTCCAATCAACCAGATTCCAACGACAGTAAACATGTTCTTCTATCCTTCCTTCGTTGCAACGAACATTGCAATTGCAGGTACGGATATTTCCCAGAACCGTTCAGAGGGCAATGGTGCTCTCAAGGTTCTCGACCTCATGGAAGTAACCATGAAAGCTCGCGGTCAGGATGCCGCAGACGACATCGGTAACTATCTTCAGGGCGACGGTTCCGCTTCCGACGGCAAAGCTCCTATGGGTCTTGCAGGCATTGTGGACAACGGTTCCGACCTTGCAACCTATGGAGGCCTTTCGCGCGCAACGTATCAGGGTCTTAACGCATACATCAACAACATCAGCGGCAACATTACGCTCTTGTCGCTTCGTACTTCGTGGAACAACATTTCCGACGGCCCAATCCGACCGGATATGCTCCTCACGGACTACAACACATGGGCATACATTGAACAGCTCTACACGCCATTCCAGCGCAACACGATGACGGGCTTTGAGGCTTCAGCAATGAATAGAAAGGAGACCGCATCGGTTTCAGGTTACGCGGACTTGGTATGGGACGGTATGTCATTCTTCCGCGACAGGAAAGTCACGACGGGAACGATATACATGTTGAACACCGAGTTCCTTAACTTCTACGCCTTGAAGTGGTGGGAAGGTACGACGATTTCCCAGAAGACAGCCGACATTCAGGGCAACGTCTATGAGGATTCGATGTACTCTCCAAAGGGTGCGTTCACATGGACGGGTTGGATTCGCGCCTACAACATGGGTGCAATCAACGGCTTCGTCATCTTGGGCGGTCAGCTTGTCTGCGTCCAGCCGTGGAGGAACGCCGCTCTCACGAACGTAACGGGAAGTTGATTCATTATTCACTTAGCTAATTTGTGGCGTAAAAGGAATAACCGAAAGGGAAAATCTCACGCTACCTAAAACAAAATGGCAACAACAGGTCATCAATCACCACAGTCAACTCTACCTCCTCTCAAGGTCAAGACAGTCAATACGACCACTTGGGGTGCAGGCGGAACGACGACAACGATAAAAGATTCGTATATCTCCCCTAACTCCCTCATTGATTACTGGGTAACGGGTGCAACGCCACAGGCAGGTCAGTGGGCGTTGGCGATAACAAACGGTCAGGTTGTGATAACCTCATCTTCTTCGGAATCTTCAACATTACCAATCTCATATGTAATCCTATAAAACCATGAACACACAACTCAAAACAATTTTGATCGGTGTCGTCTGCGTGGTCGTAGGAGTACTTATCGGATATGCAATGTTCCGAAATACGGGAACGTTGGCTGGAGCAGTCAGCCCTGTCGGTACATATCAGGCGGGTGTTCGTGCGGATTATCAATCAATCTCAACTGCTACGGCAGCAACGACGACGGGTTCATTCGCAATCTTCAATTCGTCAAACGACAGGATTGTTGAAAGCGGATTTGCGTTCTGTACTGGAGTAACCGCTGAGACGCAAAGCGCGGGTGTTTGGGCTTTGACTGCCGCAACATCGTCGGTGGCAACGACTACAAACGTCGGATATGCCATTAACTTGACGCTTGCAACGACCAGTTCAAATCTTCTTGTTTCGTCATCGACTTCAGGAACGGCAGGAACAGGCATCAACGCCACAAACTACATCTGGCCAGCAAACTCGTATCTCGTCTTCAGCTTCAATGCTACGGATACAGCAGTATGTACGGCGGGCGTCAAGGATATTCAGTTATAATTATCAGCTTAATTAACATTATTAATGGCTTTTAAGAAAAATTACATACCATGGAATAAGGGAAAAATACTTGCTCCATTAAGTGATGAAATTAAAGCCAAGATTAGTGTTTCGTTGAAGGGAAGAAAGTACAGTGAAGAACATAGAAATAAATTATCTCTTTCGAAGATGGGAGATAAGAATCCTCAAAGACTTCTAAAGAATAGAGAGAAAAATAGAATAGCTCATCTTGGAAAAAAGTGTTCTCCTGAAACAATAAAAAAGATGAGAGATTCTCACCCCACGGGAGAAAAAAGTCCTCTTTGGATTAAGGATAGAACCAAACTCTCTAGAATTAGCAAGCAAGGAGACCGAAGAACATCCGCATATCTTTTCTGGAGAAAATCAGTTTGGCTACGAGATAACTTCAAATGCAAGATAGCCAATCCAAACTGCAACGGCAGAATAGAAGCACATCACATTCTATCGTGGAGAGATTATCCAGAATTAAGACATGATGTAAATAATGGAATTACTCTCTGCCATTATCATCACCCAAGAAAGAGAGTCGAAGAAGTAAGTCTAGTTTCTTACTTCCAAGAATTACTAAAAACTACATAATATATTACTAACTTGTCAAAAATTACCCAGCAACCATCAGTCGGTATCTTGAATCCTTTTGGAACGGCGATAACGTCGTCCAACTACACAGGTACTGCAACTCCAATTTCAGGAGGTCAGGCGTATTCCGCCTCTCCTGCAAACGGAGCACAGCCAGGGTCTGGCACTGGATTCTATGACCCAAACTTCTGCACCTATGTCGGTGAGAAGTTTGCAACTTCAGACGGTCGAGAGTTTGTCGTCGTCGCAAACGGCGGTGTAGCCCTCGTCGCGGGCAAAGTAGTTTCCAGCCCAGCGCAGATTACGACTGCACTCGGTCTCGCAATGACCGTTCCGACTGCAACCCCTGCAACCGCAGGAACGTACCAGATTCTCGTTACGAACGGTTCAACTGTCCTTTCAGCAAATCAGTTTCAGGGAGGTTACCTTGTTACGCAGACGGGCACGGGCGCAGGTCAGCAACTTAAAATTGCAAGTCATGCGGCCGCCGCTAATGCCGCAACGTTCCTCGTTACCCTTGAGGACGCCATTCAGACGACACTCGACGCAACCACGAAAGTATCGCTTGTATACAGTCCGTATGGTGGTCTGTCGGCGTCAGCCGCAGGCGCAGTATCGAACGGAGTTATCGTAGCTCCCACGACTGCTTCAGGCGTTCCACTCGGCGTATCGGTATATCCGATTGCCGCTTCGACATTGCCTACATTCAACACCACGACTGGTCTTCAGACAGCCAATGGAACAATCCAATACGGCCTTATCCAGACCCATGGCCCTGTTGCTTGTCTCATTGACTCAACAACCACTGTTGGATACCCGCTTGGCCCATCGGGCAACACGGCAGGAGCACTGCTTGTCGCTACCGAGACCACGGTTCCACAAATCGCAATCGCAATGACCACACAGGTCAGCACGGATTACGGTATGGTTTTCTTGCAATTATAGTTTTAGGTTCCCCCAGCATCTTTATGGATGCTGGATGGAGCTGGAAACAGCGACCATTACAAGCTCCCTGAAAAGGGAAAAACTAATCGGGCTGTAAAGCCTAAAAACAATGAATCCAAATACCAAGTACAAGTTTGCGACCGAGCTTCCGAAGGATTACAAGGGCACGCTTCACTTCACTAATTTCTCCGATGAGGAGTTTCAGGGCAAGTGGGATAACGTAGTGTATTCGTTTCCCCCAAAGTCAACCGTTCCCATTTTTATCCCCACGGCGTCTCCCATTGAGACATTTAACATCCGTACCATGTTCGCCAAGCAGTTGGCCGACAAGGAGTTCCGCAAGTCAAAGAAGGCGGGGACGTTGAATGAAATGAACAAAGGCGTTCAGAGCCTTCATGCCGCAGTTTCATACACTGAAGGCGACTTGGATGCCCTCATCTCACGATGTCTCGAACCGCTCCCAATCGGTGAAGTGAAGACCGAGACAGTCGAGACGGAGGGCAACAAGCGTCCAAAAGCCCGCGTAGCGCGTCCTGTAAAGGATGCAAACTACGGAGGCGATGAGACGGACACCCTCGTAACTGGAAAAGGAGACTCACTATAAACGTATGAGATAGATCTATAAGATAAACCTATGAGACTTCCTGAAAAAAAAGAAGTAGACAGACTAAAACTTCTTGAACAGCAGGAAGAAGCGAAGATTGGTTTGAAACTTGCCCGTCAGGTGGACGACGTTCGTATCGAACTTATCAAAGAACAGAACAATCTTGAAAAGTTCAGGACTGAAACGACGAAACTCGTTCAAAAGGAAATAGACAGCCTTTTTCAAACAAAGGAAAGTCTAAAGTATGAGAATGATGTTTTGGAACGGCACAACAAAAACCTCAAAGCTCCTTTCGATGAGGAATGGGAAAGTATACGAAATATCCGAATAGGTGAGCTTGATGCCCGATATGACGAGGTAGAACATATCAAAACATCTATCGAACGTGAAAGGGCTGAAATCGCTCGTATACGCCTTCAAAACGAAGCAGATAGGGTTGCTATTGAGTTACAGCTCAAACAAGCCTCTGAAGCGAGGGAGAAGGCTGGAAGCGAGCTAAAATCAGCCGATTCCATCCTTGAAAACGCCAGAATACAGCAAGCCGAGGTTCAATCGAGAATTGACGCCGAAAACAATCAGCTTGACAAGAAAACCCAAGAACTTTCCCTACAACTTCGGGATATTCAAGTTAGGGAAGCGGCATTGCAGAAGTCAGCTCGTGAGCTTGCACGGCGAGAACGTTTTATTAACAGCAAATATAAGGTCTTAATGCAGACACAACAAGCATTACAGAAATAAATCAACATGGCATATCCAACTTTAGCTCAATACGCAGGACAGCCGGTAAATGTGGGATTGTACAAAAATTTCACTTCTACCACTACAGGTACTCTTATCAATACCGGTCAGGGTGTACTGTACGGAATAACTTTCAATAAACCTGTAGCGACTGGAGTCATTACTCTGTACGACGGCACGTCAACTGGCGGTACGGTTATCGGAACCATAACGATTCCATCGTCTCCACTTCCGTTCAATTGGGGGCCAAACAATGGCGGATTTTACTACCAAGTCGGATTGTATATCGTGATTGCTACGGCGTCGCAAGACTGCACCGTATCCTATAGATAATTTAAAAAACTATCATGCCAATAAATCAAGTAGATGCTCGCAGAGACCAAAACGATATTCCATCACTTCTCGGAGTGTCGAATGTAGATGAGGAGACAACAGTGCCCATTTACGCAGACCCGATACTTCACGCAATCATTTTCCACGAGGTTTAATTTATAAAAAACTTTGAGTTACACAGCAAACATATTAGCAGTTGGAGGCGGTGGTAGCACTAGTGGTCCTGCTGGTGGTGGTGGTGGTGGACAGGTTTCATATAACGCCGCGGTTTCTCTAACTGCACAAACATATACTGTAACAGTTGGTGGTGCTGGACAGGCATCTAGTTTTGGTTCGGTTGTAACTGCTACTTATGGTCAAAATGGAACATCTGGAGCTGGAGGAACATCAGGAAGTGGAAAAACTGGTGGTGGTGGAAATGGAGTAAACGCTTTTGGTGGTGGTGCTGGAGATAGTGCTAACGGTTCATCATATCCTGGCAATGGAAGTGGTGGACAAGGTGGGGCAGGAACATCCAATTCAATTAGTGGAAGTGCTGTGACTTATGGAGCTGGAGGAGGCGGTTATGGAAGTCTTACTCCTGGGCTTAATGGCAATGGTGGTTCAGGAGCTGGGCCAGCAAATACTGGAACTGGTGGTTCTGAGAATAGTTCTGGTGGTTCAGGTATTGTTATTGTGTCATGGGTAACAGCGAACTTTCCTACTGTGTCAATTACAGGTGCAGGAAATGTTATAACCACATCAGGCGCAAACAGTATCGCAACCTTTATCATAAATGGTACATTAAGTTTTCCTAATATCGCCTACTGGGTAGGAGGTTCTGGAAATTGGGACGCTTCAACCCAGACAAACTGGTCATACACATCAGGCGGAATATCAGGTGCGGCAATACCAACTACGACTACACCAGTCTACTTTAACGCTAATAGTGGCACTGGAACGGTAACTATATCCGCTACAGCAAATTGTCTTAATCTGACGACGACAGGTTCTACAGTAAACATAACAGGTTCCAATGCTCTTAATGTATATGGTAATCTTACCCTTTCAACAAGTGTCTTATCTTCATATACAGGTACGTTATCATTCCTTTCAACTTCGACGGGTCAGACTATAACGGTAGCTTCTAATAATTTAGGAACTGTAGTATTCAACGGTTCAGGTGGTGCGTGGACATTACAAGACAATTGGTCTGCCATTTCAGTTATCTTGACCGCAGGAACACTGGCGGCAAGCTCACGGACGATTACATTGACTGGTACGGGAACGGTTTGGACTGGTGGAGCAACATTCACCGCAGGGACTTCAACTATCGTTATTTCAGACACATCATCTTCATCAAAGACTTTTGCAGGAGCCGGATTGACATACAACAATCTCACTTTTTCAGGTGGTACAGGAGTACACATCATTACAGGTTCAAATACTTTCAATGCGATAGCGATTACTACGCCGCCTACGACGATAAACTTTACCGCAGGAACGACACAGACAATGACATCATCAGCTTTTACTGTTAGTGGAACCGCGGGAAATCTTAACGTACTTCAAAGCACATCGGCAGGTTCAGCATGGTATCTCGCACAAAGTTTCACAGGAAACGTAGTGTGCGACTACATATCCTTGCAGGACAGTCATGTAATATAAATCCAAATGTCTTATTTATTCGACAAAAGTAGAAACGAAATAGTAATCTCTGGCTTTGAAGGGGGGATTTCTCCAAGCCCATATATGGGTATTGCCAACATGCGCAATGTTGCCACTCACTGGATGCCTGGTGTGGCGTATGTAAACTATCGCCGTCAAGCCGCCACGCTTGGAGATTCTACATCGGGACTTTGGTTCGCAGGTTCTCATAGCACAAATGTATCAAACAATGAAGGTTGGTTTTTCAGTGGAGGCACTGTGGCCATGGGAAATCCCGTTCAGTCCGCACAATCTCCCGCAGGACTTAACTATATTCTTGATTCTAACGGTTTAGTGTGGAAACAAAGCGCAGTCAATTCTTCGACATTTAATGTTCTTGGAAATGAAAATAGGGTAGGTTTGGGAAACGGGGGCATAGCCTATTGGAATAATTATATCGTAGTTTTTGGAGACGGACTGATAGAATTTTGCGGAAATGGCACCGGAGATGCAGGAATAACATCGTCGAATTGGAATCTGAACAGTGGATTCTTTCCAATATCCGAATACACGTTCCCTGCACAGCAGTTTCAATTGTCGGGTGTGCCAAGCGGAGGAACGTATACCGGCGGGACGCTTGCTTCATCAAATGTTTATCCAACAGGTACTTCCGCAAACTGGGGTTATGCGACAAACACTACCGCCACAATTATCCTTTCAACGGGTCAGGTTATTACGGGCTGTACGGTTACAAACGGAAGCTCAACATTCTCTACTCCCTCAACGGTAATCACGGGAAGTCCCTCAACGCTTGCATTTATTTCAAGTCCTGGAATATATCACGGAAGCAGTATCGTAACGCTTGGAGAGCAGATTGTATTTACGACGACAGGAACGCTTCCATCTCCGTTAGTTCCCAACACCATTTATTATGCGGTAGAGGCGGATTTTGCGGGAGAAGGAGGATATGTCTTTAATGTATCAGCAACTCCAGGCGGAACAGCAATAGTTTTGAACACGCAAGGAACGGGAACGCAATCATTTGAAACAGTGGACTTTCTAAGTCTTCCGCTGGGAAATGTGTCTAACTTAACCTTTACTGGCCCGTTACAATCAGGCGCGACAAGCGCGACGATAGCGGGATATACGCTCCCAAACGGGACAGCGGCAACTACAGACTGGCTATTGCCTACCGGCATATACAATCTCATTGATTCAAACGGAAATAACATACCTGCCAATTTCCAATTGTCTTCCAGCACAGTAAACTTCCAACCTGCCATAACAGCATACGCTACAGGAAATTTTCAAGTAAATATCATCAATCCAAACGTAAATTCCAGGGCGTATACATCACAAGCGAATGGAAATCTATATTTCATCAATGGTCAGTCGATGGGTTCTCTAGAATTTGCCATTAATAATCTCATGGTTAATCCCGCCAATGGAAATAGTTATGGAGTAAACTATTCTGCCTTTACACTTGGAACAGCAGCCAATTACGGTTCAGATTCCATCGTGGATATGGTTGATTTACAAACAACGATGGTGGTTGCGGGACAGTCCAATATCTACACATGGGACTACACGTCGAGCTTCACAAGTGCTCCTGTTCCTGTCGGAGAAAAGATTGTGAGGATAAAAAACCTTTTGAACAGTATTTACATCACCGCAGGACAGAAAGGAAATGTATATGTTTCTAATGGTTCATACGTCCAACTTATGTACAAAATACCCGATTACATTGCGGGTGTCATAGACCCTGTATGGACATTCGGGGACATCATGCGACATCGAGGCAAGATATACTTTCAGGCAATGGCGCAGAACACTTCGGGTTCAAACATACTCGCAGGTGTGTTCTCTTTGATAGTTTCCCCAGCCGTAACGGGTGAAGTGGCTTCGGGACTTGTCATGGAAGCCCAAAACTCCTATGGCCTCACACCTGTCTCTGGTGCGTTAGGTTCAGGAATACTCATCGACGCAGAGCCGTCCTCAAGCGGCCAGGACAGCTATTACAGCGTTTATTCCACAGGAGCCTCGTCGGGAGCCATAGACTTCAACGATACGAGCGTGTGGCAGAATTTTGAGCCCACAATTGAAACCGATATTGTTCCTATAGGAACGTTCTTGGACAAGAAAACTCCAGGACAAATACAGTTCATGCTTGACCGTCCTTTGGCTTCGGGAGACCAAATAGAACTTTCATGGAGACAATCTCTGTCAGATTTGTACAGTACACCTGTAGTTACAACAACAGCGATCATAGCAAATGAAATGGGTTCTACTCTGTCGCAAGTTTTGTGGGTACAGTTCAAAGTCCAGTTCAAGGGAGCGGCAAGCGGTACATCTTTCATTCCATTAAGGGAAATCAGAATAGCAATACAATGAACGAACAGGCCATCAGAAAAATAGTAGACGATGAGATAAAAAAGAAGCTGTTTCAGCTTCCTAAGATTCCGCCGCATAAGCATGACGGGACGGATAATATAAATATTCCTGCAACAAGTGTTACCCCTCCCATCAGAGCAATGGCGACTAGAGTAAGGTTTAACGAAAATCAAAATTATACTTTCTACTTTCCGTCCATATCACCGCAGATGGTACTGTTCGAGGGATATGCCCTGCAAAATACTTCGGTAACTAAGTTCACAATGACCAGTTCCCTTTCTGCGGGAGCAAATTTCGGTACACTTACTTCGACATGGGGTGGTTCAACGGAAAACCTTTTGGTTACATTTTCAAGCGGTGAAACGAGAGTTGTCAGTTTTACAAGCGGTTCATTGACGATATTTTGGACTCCGCCGTTAAACTTTTCAGCAGGAACTACCGCCGAATACGCAACCGCGGCCGCATATGCCCTTATCAATGGAAATGCAATCATCAGCCCAGCCTATCAGTTTCAAGCGGCAACTTCTTCTTCTGTTGTAGTCGGAGGGTTGGAGTATCCTATTTCAACAATCACGCCCCAAGCAATAAATCAAATTGGAGTATTGGCACAGTCATCGGCAAACACCTATCTTGACCCTACAAACGTTGCAAACATGACCGCCCATTTGGACGCTAATTTTATCGTCAATGTGTATTCAAATACGAATGGAAATGTTGCCACCGCGCAACTATTTTCAGTCAATCAGGGTTCGGTAGTTCTTCAGGTAACAAATCTAAATGGCTGGCATATACTCGGAAATCTAACTTTTATCTAGTTGTCAGACATTAAATGGTTTGACCTACAAGTTGGCTTTGCTTGAGAGGCGGGAAAGTCTCCGCACCACGGTAATGGATTTATATATACAGGTGTTTCTTGTGAAACAGTCTCGATATTATTAGGAGGTGTTGAAACTACGGGAGTAGATACGATTGGTGGGGTTACAACGGGAACGTCACTAGTATTGACGATAATAGGAGTGCATACATACCCCACTGGACATAAATTCATGGTAGAATGGGTATATGAGGATGTGGCTATTGCCAAAGAAAGAATGATTGTTTTCATACGGAAACCCTAGCACAACCAAGACAAAAAAGCAAACTTGATTTGACAGATAAAGTAGTGTACTATTAAACTAACTTAATAACTAACCCCCCTTACGGGCAACAGACAATGTTGCCTTTTATTTTTATACACAAATGATTACGTTCACTCAAATTACAGGAAGCACTGCAAGCACTTCACCATCAACGTATGGCAATGCCTTTACGACATTGTGCAACAACAATTCACAGACTGCTGTAACATTCGGTCAGGCACAGGCAAATAACTATCATCGTTTCCTCATACAGAAATACTTTGATAACGAGCGTACCTTTTCCATTCCCGTTGTCGGGCCGAGAACACTGACGTTCACAGGCTCTCTAGCCCAGTACGCCGTATCAGCAACCATGACAACCACATGGCCTAAAATGACTTGTACACAGCAAGTAACGTTCTCAACGGGTGATATGCGGATATGTTCATTCACGAACGGTCTAGCGACGATTACATGGAACGTACCACTACCCAAAGCTGTAACCAGTTCAGCTTCTGCTTTAGGCGTTCGAGATTACCCCATTCCCGCAAATATCTCAAAAATAACCAACGGAACGGTTACTGTCGGAGAATTAGTCTTTCAACCTTTCCCCACTCAATCCCGTCAAGAGTGGGATATGATAAACACCATTCCTTACGGTTCGGATATTCCCAACTACTTCTTCATTTACGGAGGAACTATGGGTATCTGGCCTATTCCCTCAACCGACTACAATCCCTTAACGTTCAACTACAAAGCCCGTGTGCCGGACTTGTCATTTCAAGATTATTCTACGGGCAATGTAACTGCCATGACGCAAAACAGTTTTCAGGTAACGGGTTCAAGTACAACATGGTCATCACAGTTTCCCCTCAATGTGGACGTTTCATACTTCAACCTCATGCTACGGGTCAATCCGCCAAACGGAGACGGTATGTGGTATCCGATTTCCTCATTCCAAAGCGACACCGCGCTTACATTGGCGTTGCCTGTAGTGAACGCACCAAACATCACAGGAAGCTCAACCTACACCATTGGACAAATGCCACTGTTGCAGGAAGATTTTCATGACACTATTATCTATGGGATTTTGATGTCTTACTATACGACCATCGGAAAAGACCCCGACAGGTTCAAGATATTCAAGGATATGTATGAGACACGTCTTCTCCTCATGGAAGATTATCTTGGTACAAAGTCAATACAGGTAGACCTTGAGGACACCGTACCGCTTTTGAACCCGAATCTCATGCCTTATAAAACATCAATAAATTAAAAAATTATGGCACAAAACTCATCACCAGTTTCAAATACAGTTTCACAAAATAGCGGACAAAATCCATTTTCAAGTATATGGGGTCGTCTTCAAAATGTCGGAGGTGCAATAGGTTCAAATTTTCAAAATTCTGTAGTGCCTACCATGCAAAACATTGGTGGAGCTATAAATAGTTTTAGAAATGCTATGAACAATCCTAATCCAGGTACAAATATCAATGCACAAGGAGGTGCAGGAAATCAACCGTATGTTGAAACACCACTTCCCCAAACTCAGACACAAAATAATACTAGTACAGGCAGTTCACAGAACAGTGGCTCCTTGACTTCCCTACCAGGTGGTGGCCAAACTACCGTACAAGGTGGCTATGCAGGAAATCCCGCAAACAATCCCTATTACACCGCCCCATCATCACAAAATAATACATCAACGACTGCCCCAACAACTACGAATAATCAAAATTCAATGATGACGCCAGGCGGAGGTTATGCTACTCCAGGCTCAACGGTAAATGGAGTAGGCACAAATCTATTCCCGGGCGTGGCCTCAAGCCTCGCTAGTACTCAACCATATTCAGCAACTGGTAATGCTGTAAATACTTCTCAATCACTTGCGACAGGATATAACCAAACCCCACAGCAATCTCAAAATACTCAAAATGTAAATAGTGGAGCACAAGTATCGGGCAATATAGCCCAAAATCAAACTCCTGCTGTTCAAGGTGCGTATAATGCTTTGGCATCATTTAATCAAGCCGACCCTCTATTAAGGAATGTACAAGCCTCTATACCTATGGCCGCTGTTCTTTCAGAAGGTAGTGGAGCACAATTTGCTAATGCACTGTCAAACCAACAGCAAGCTCTCAATAATACCTACAATGCGGCAATTACTGGAGAAGGACAGCAACTCACTGGTGCTAATCAGCAGGCTGGAGCTGGTCAGGCAAATATAAACTCTCAACTACAAGGTGCTCAACAGGCTGGTCAAATATCTAACGCCGCACAACAAAATCAAATCGGTGCACAGCAGACTGTCGCAGGACTTCAATATGGTACTCCCGCCACTGCAGGGGCAGGAGGTGGAAACCTAGACCCACAGACCTATGCCTCACAACTTGCACAGCAGGTTATTAGCGGAAAAATGACACTTGCCCAGGCTCAAAGTTCTATGGGATATGCAGGGAATGCCGGTGGGGCAATGTTACAACAGGCAATAACCTCCGCTTCTCCTGGATTTAATTTCAATCAGGCGGCCGAGAACAGTTCAATACAGGGACAAATTGGCCCACAATCAGCCTTAGCTCAAGGAGAAATACAAAATCTTCAGACTGCTCTTGCAAATGCTCCGGCTCTGCAACAGACAACTATTCCCGCAGTCAATGCGGTCGTAGGATGGATAAATGATATGTTAGGTAATCCAAATTCTAAAGCCTTGAGTGATGCACAAAGTACGGCAGTAACGGCGGTACAAACCGCATTGTCTTCGGCATATGGAGGAACACCGACAAGTTTCGATTCTCTTACAAGCGGTTGGTTTCCTCCAGGTGCAACATCGGCACAGATACAGGCCGGTCTTCAGCAATTCGCTCAACTGATGACGCTTCGGGCTAATGCATACAACTCACCTGGCACTACTCCACAAGCAAGTGGTTCAAATGGGGCAACAGGAGGTTCTTCAACTTCTGGTGGGTCAGGAACGGTGTCAACGGGAGGATACAACTATGTAATGCAAAATGGTAAATACGTCGTAGTATCATAACAATGAATGAAAATCAACCACAAAACATTCCAACAGCCGACAATAATCCTGGTGATTTAAGAGACCCTTCAACGGGTAATTTTCAGCAGTTCTCCAATCCACAAGAAGGTTTTGCGGCGTTGTTGAATGATTTGAGTTACAAAATGTCCCCGCAGGATACTAAACTGGGGCCGAATGCTACTCTCGGAGACTTTTCCAATGTCTA